CGACTCGGTGGTGAAAGCGAACGGCTCGCTCTCAAAGATGGGGTCGCTAAACTGTGAGGTAGCCGAGTACTCGTTGTTGGCATACTCCCAACGGTAGCCAAAGCACAGGAAGCGGTCCTCAAGGTAGTCCTCGCGAGACACCACCTCCACAGGCGTTACCACAGGGGTTTCTAAAGGTGGGCGCTTGATGACGAGGATGTCCTCACCTAAAACGCCACTATCAACAAACGCCACAGGCTCAGGGTAGGCCGTGGTCACATTGATGCGTCGAGGGGGGTTGAAGTCGTCGGTAAAGAACAGGAGGTTGTCAACCAGATTGACCCCCGTAATCAGATACTGCGGGTCGAAGTTTAGGGTCGTATCGACAGTGTTGCCTCGCTTGATACTCACAACGTGGTATGTGAGCAGGTTGCTTCGCATGTTGTACGAAACGATGAGGTCGAGCTTGCCCGTGGCACCCTCCGTAAACGAGGGGTCATGGACGAACCAGTACATGGTCTCGTTGGCACCATCGCTATACGCCCCCAAGCAGGTGGCGTTGGCGCTCAACGCCGTGCCCGTAGGTGGGTATACCAGCGTAGTGAGCTGCGTATTCCCCTTGGTATTTTCTACCGCACCTATCTCCGAGTCCTCGGTGGAACCCATGCGGATATTGAGCGCGTCGATATACTCTCCGTCGGGAACAAGGCGCTCGTCGACGCTCTTGTTCATGCGGCCCTTGATGAAGTTCCTGACCAGATTCGCCATTACTTAATCCACTTGTCGCGGCCACGCAGGTTCATGAGCAACCGTCCCGGGTGGATATTGCTGATACGAATCTTGGCATTGCGCAACAAGGCGCTCTTCTTTTTCCTAGCCCGGCTCACGATGTACTCCTGTACGCCCAGCTTGGCGTCAAGGATAGCGTAGTTGATGTACGCATATACGTACTCCTCAAACATCTTGTTGACCGTGATGGCAGTATTGTCGCCGGCCTCCATGCCATCGCTGACATACTCGAGGATAACGAGCTCTCCGTCTACGCCACTGCTGAAGTTGATGACGCCGCCCTTGCGGTCGATGCTGAAGGTGGGGTTGAAGTTTGCCGTCTCCGTATTCAGTCCGTACCGAGCTCCGATGTTGTAGTCGAAATACCAGTCGCCGTCGTATTCGTATCCGGGCTGCCCATCGAACTGATTGTTCTCGTTCAGGTAGATGGTCTTCTTGGTATTGTTGATGCGGTCGAAGTCGATGGTCGAGTTCTGCGGGCGCAGGATATTTCCGTTGACATCGAACAGGATGCGGCACTCGTTGTCTTGGAGGTAGGCGTTGCTGAAGTTGGTTTGGATGTTCTCCGTCATGGGGCGCAAGAGGCCATCCTTGTACAGGCTGATGCGAACCCAGTTGACGTAGTCGGGCGGCATAACAAACCGGAGCTCGTCGCAGACGTTGAGCTCGAGCACCTTGACCTCCTTGAACGCATCGTAGTTCAACTCTTGGATGGCACGCTTGGCGTGGAACAAGACCTTGTACCGCTCCTCGTTATTGACCAAGGAGTGGTTGCCCATGTACATGAGCTGGAAGTTGGTTACGATATCCTGCAAGGTGACGAACTGATAGCTGCCCCAATTAGCATCTTCAGGAGCAACACCGTTGTTTTCGTAATAGACGTAGTCGTTAGCTAGATATGGCATTACTGCTGCTGTTCTTCGGCGTTAGCAAACTGATAGACGTCGCCCTCGCGGATGCTCATGCCAGCCAGTTGCAAGATGCGATAAACCAAGTTCGGCTCCTCGTCGATGGGAAGCTCAAAGTCTTGGTAGTCAGTAGCGGTATCGTCAAAGACGGGTGCGCCGCCGACGGGGGTGCCCCCGATGGATATCTCCTCATACGTCCACTTCGGGTCGAAGGGGTACCGGATGTATTGACAGGTAACATTGCCCGGCTGGTTGAAGGTCGCAGGAAAAACGGTGAGCGAGTTTCCCTCCAAGGTGTAAGCCGGATATTGTATCGACGGAGCCGTCAACAGGCTGCTGTTGAGAAGCGTAATCTTGCCGTGGCTAACGACCTCAGCCTCGACGCCACCGGCCAGCACCTTGTTCAGCAAGTAGTAGTCGTCGCCCGTAGTGGTCTGACTCGGAGCGAAGAAAGTATTCGGAGGTATGCCCGGGTTCGTGTTCTGTGCCAGCGGAGCCGTGCGAGAGAACCCATCGATAGCCTCGCGCACGGACTTGTTGAGGTCGGCGTACTCGGTACCCGACATGCGGGCGTTCTCGGCGTTGATGACTTGGTTGAGCTCCTTGAAGTAGCCGTCGAAGATTTCTAGCTGCGCCTGCTTGGCATACAGGTTGAAGTCCGAGGGAGAGATATATCCGTAGTTGTTCTTGTTCAGAACCGACAGGACAGTTTGACGGACCGAGTTAATCATTCTCTAAAGATAGAAAAGCCGCCCTAAGGCGGCTTTCCGTATCGGTATGGTTCAGGATGTTACACGGTAACACCCGGAGTGATGGCACCCACAGTAGAGGCTGCGGGAATCTCGACCACAGAAATGGTGTCACGCCAGTTGGTTTGCGACGCAACAGTAAGCGCGGCGTTGATATTGTCGCGGAGGGTAACAATACCGCCCGTGACTGCGACTGAAAAATGCACGGTGGAATCAACGGCAGTAAGTTCAATATCCGTGCCTGATGATGCAAGGTGGGGATAAAGGCCGCTCCCGATGGGGATGAGCTCGGTACCGTCGATGGTAGCGATAGAGAGATACTTGTTCATGAGTAAAAAAAATCTACCGCAAAGTAGTCATTCCTCAGTCAACGCCTCGAGAGCTCGGAGGTGCTCAAGGCCCTCGTCGCTAAGTAGATAGGAAATCGCAACAGCGAGATAGTCTTTGCCGTGCGGTACCGTAACCAACTTCTTTTTGTTGGACGGACCGTTGTACCAAATCTCAGTGTTGTTGCGACGGAAGGAAAGGAGGCCATCGTCGAAGAACCGCTGCACCTGCCCCTGCAACTTTACGTCGGGGTCATTGACCAACTGCAAGAAGTGCTCAGGGTCGCGGCGCACAGCAATAAGCATATCACGGCGAAGCTCAGCCGTAGTGTACTTGCGGGGGTCTATGCCAAGCATAATGCGAGCCATAGATTCGAGCTGGTCCAGCGTAAGCGCCTTGCACTCGATGAGAGCATCGACCTCAAGGTTCAACTTCTCCACCTCAGCCTCAGCGTCGCGCTCGAGGTTGACCTCCTCAAAGCGGTTGCCGTTCATGGGATGGATGTCCAAGAAGTGCTGAAGGACAGGATTGGTGCGCGGAACGCGAATCATGCCATCCTCGAAGATGATGGGCTCAACGATAGCATTGCCGTCCTGCTCGTCCTCGAAAGGGCTCTTCTGGTTGCGGGCGTACCGCATAACGCGGTTCTCACCCTTCTCTTCGTCCCAGTACAGGAGTGGCTTGCTCCGGCTGCCTCGACCGGGAATCATAAAGGCTAGGGGGGCGGTATCGCGCTTGAGGCGATAGGTCTTGTCTGTGCTCATGTCTATTTTAATTAGGGTGGATAAGGGGGACGCCCATTGCGCCCCCCGTATCCGGTTCACATTATCCTTCGAAGATGAAGAAGTTGTTGGCACCCATGGTGCAAACAGCACGCTCGGAGAGGAAGTGGACTTCCATGGCGTCGAGGTCGCTGTTCATAGCGCCCCCGGCAGAACCAGTAATCCACGTCTTGTACCGACGGTCCTCAGTCTCACTAGCGCGGTAGCGGACGTGCAGGAACGGACGCTTGGCGTTCTTGCCGAGCACTTGGTCGTAGACCGTGGTGCTACCAGCGGGAACCAGCAGACCGTTGACAACGCCGTTGGTGAGGTCACCACGCATCGTCGGGTCGTTCAGGTACTTCCAGTCAGACTTGTAGAAGTCGTAACCACGGCGGAAGCCCGTGAAGCCAAGGTTGAGAGCCATCTGCTCGTCGTTGTCGAAGAGACCGTAGCTCGTACCACCGGCACCGTAGCTGTTCTGTGCAGCCAGCATGTCGTCGATATCGAAGCCCATCTCACGATTCACGAAGAGGACGTTCTCCTCGATGGCACCCTGCTTGTCCAGACGTCCGATGATGGAGTCGAAGTCAGCAAGGGTGGAGGGGATACCTCCGGACCACACGTTACCGCGATTCTCAACAGCGTAGAAGATGCCCTCGGAACCAGCGTTGATGGTACCAGCACCCGTAGCGGAGCTAAGCTCAGCCTCGGCACCGGAACCAGTACCAGCCGGGACAGCCTCAATCATAGCGGTCTCGAGGTAGTCGTCGAAGCGGAGACGGGTCTCGTGCTCGGACTTCAGGTACCACAGGTAGCCCGTAGCACCATTCTCGGTCGTCACTTCAATCCATCCAATCTGGGCCATATCGCTACCGTTGACAGCGTACTTGTCCTTCAGGATGATGGGCTTGTTGTCGAAGATGACGTCGTCAGCCTCGATGGAGCCCTGCATTCCGTTGGTGCCTTTCTTGAACTCGGAACCGTAAATCATCACGGTGCAGTCAACACCAAGAGCAACAGTCTGACCGGCAGCCTCGTAGTACGCCACAGTGAACGTGGTAGCCGTAACTGCGGTAACCACAGCCTTGTTGGTGAGACCACTAGCTCCGGTATTGTCGGTAATGAACACCGTCTGTCCGGGGCGAATCGCAATGTTCGCGGGAGCGTCGGGGTCATTGACCGTCCAAATAGCCGTGGGGTCGGCAGCGGCACCAGCCGACGTGCAGTTGGTGTACTTGGTGTGAAGACGACCCTGCTCCGCCCACTTAATCATGTCGGAGTTGGTGGGCATCTCGGCACCAACCATACGCAGGAAGCCGGAGATGGTCCGGTTGCCGTAACGCTCGAACTCCTTTTCGTAAGTATCGGGGAGATACTGACTCAGGAAGTCGAAGTTGGTGATGTAGTTGGTCGGGAGAGCAACCTGCTCTCCACTGGGTTGCAAATCGAACCCGGGTGTGGCTTGCAATGAACCTGCCATGTTTTCTGTTTTCTAAGAGTTAGGTGGTGCGCCGCGTCTTAATCTTCAAGCCTCGGCCTGAATCTTGGTTGACGGCACGGATTTTCATGCCCCCCTTGCTGACGGCTTGCGGTGTCGGGCGCTCAGACATATTGATGTTTTTCGTCTTACGCATGACATCGTCAACCGCACTGGATTGCCCCTGCTCGTAAAAGAACCGGGCAAACTTCTCGGGGTTCATGGCGACAGCCAAAGACTTGTGGTACCCCGCAGCATCCTTGACGAGGCCACTATCGTCCAGAAACTTGTTTAACCAAGCCTCGGGAGTTTGTTGCAGCTTCTTCAATTCAGCGCGGTCACCGGGAGTGTACACGTAGGACTTGTCGTCAACGGAAAACTCAAACCCTTTGAACTGTTCACTGAACACCTCGTTGGTTTTCTCATCGAACCACTCTTTCCTGCGCTTCTGTTCCTCTTGGTACGTCTTCGCCTGCTCAACGTATTGCTTGTACGCTTGGTATTCCTCGGAGCCCTCCAGAGAATCGGCACCCCTTGACTCAAGAGGGGCCTTGTACTGCTCTTTCTGCTCTTCGAAATGCTTCTTCGCCTTGGCAATAGCTTTCTTCTTGGCCAGCTTGGCCTTCTTGATGTCGCCCTCGTCATCGAGGTCTTCATCGTATGTATATTCCTCAAGCAGGATGTCGACGTCCTCGTCGTCGAGGCCATCTTCCGTCTCAAGGAGATAGTCGCGCAACAGGCGGTCCCCATCCGACTCGTCAAGGTTCCTGTTGAGCTTCACAAAATCTTCCAGCCCTCGGCCCGTCTCCTGCTTGTACTTGTAGTACGCAGCTACGTCCTCAGGTAAATCGGGAGCCGACTCCCGCACCTCATTCAGTTCGTCAAGAGAGTTAATCTCCCGACCGTAACGGTTGCTCAAGAAAGAGCGCACGTCATCCTCGGAGAGCCCGGCAGCCTCTTCGACCGCAGCCTCTTCCTGCTGCTCCCCACTCACCTCTGCCTCATGCTTCTCAAGGAGCTCCTGCTCCACCTCTTGAGTGGACTTGGGCTCTACCTCGCTAATCTCTCGGACTTTGAATTCCATTGCTGTAAAATTATATTATTTATCGTGGACTAAACTCTGCCAAATCGAAGCCATCCAAGCTGTCTTCGTTGGACTCGAAATTCATGGGCGGCAAGTTATTCTTCCGCTGGTCAATAAGCTTGCTCTGCTCACTATTTTGTTGGCTGATACGCTGTGACTTAGCGTCCTCGCGCTTGTCTTCGCGTGTCTGCAACTGCTGCTCCTGCATGCCGTGTAGCTGCAACTGGTATTGGAACTCGCGCTCCATGAGCTGCGCCTTGAGCTGCGCCTCGGCCTGCATCTTCTCAATCTCGAAAGCAATCTCCGCCTGCTTGACCTGCATCTTGCCTTGAGACTCAGCCTGAATCTTCTGCATGGCTGCCTCTGCTGCCATCTGCTGCGACTGCATATTGACCTGCTGCTGCATAGCCTGCTGCTGCATAGCCATCTTCTCCTCCCGCTCCTGCTTAGCAACGCGCTTTACCTTGAGCAGTTGGTTGGCGAGCTTGAGGTTCTTAATCTCCCTGATGTCGATAGCGTCCTCGAGGTTGATGTCACCCTTGCTCAACGCCATTTGGATATTGGCTTCGAGCTGCGCACGCTGCTCCTCGTCGGGACTGACCTCAATGAAGATGCCGAAGTCGTAGATGTACAGGTCGTTAATCTCTCCGAGGATACTGACGTTGTACTTACCAATCTGGTTTACGAACTCGTCCTTGAAATCGGCGTACTCGAGGATATCGCTCACGCGGTACGTCAAAGCCTCAGCCAAAGACCGGAACATATACAGGCTGGCATCCAAGATGTGGCGGGTGGCTGTATTGCTGTTGGCCGCAGCCAGCTTCTGTA